GAAAACAACGCTATTATCGTTGCCTCCTATGGTACATTCTCAACTGGTATCAATATTAAAAACCTCAATAATGTTATCTTTGCTTCTCCAAGTAAATCACGCATTCGCAACCTGCAAAGTATTGGACGAGTTCTTAGAAAAGGAACAAACAAAGTAAAAGCAATTTTATATGATATCTCTGATGATTGCACTAAGAATTCTAAAAGAAACTACACACTCAATCATTTCATTGAAAGAATTAAAATTTACAACGAAGAAAATTTTAATTATGAAATAATTACTATACAATTAAAGAAGGAATAAATCTCATGGGAATAGAAGACGATTTTTATGCTACAATAAAACTTAATTCAGGTGAAGAAATTTTCGCTAAAGTTGCTGCATCTGAAGAAAAAGATAGAACAATGCTAATAGTTCATCATCCTATTATAATTGGAGAACTAAAAGGTAAACATGGAATTGTTGGATATAAAGTAGAACCTTGGTTAAAAACAAGTAAAGAAGATATGTTTATTATTAACTTGAACAATGTTCTTACATTATCAGAATCTAATGATATAGAAATGATAATGATGTATCAAAGATATTTAAGAGATTCAGAAGATGATAAAACCCCCGAAACTAAAATTTCTAAAAGAATGGGATATGTAGCAAATGTAAAAGATGCTAAAGTTATTTTAGAAAAAATATTTAAAAATAATAATACTAAGAGCTCTCCCGATCAACCCTGACAGAGTTAGTCTACATGTGATTTAATACCTTGTCAAGTATCAAGATAAATGTTATACTATCTACATAGTAGTGATAATAACTCATGGCAATAATTAAACCTATGGCAAAAAGAAAAAGGTCTGAGCATTATGTGAATAACAAAGAGTTTCTTGCTGCTTTAATACGATATCGTGAGGATGTTGAGATTGCTCGACTGCAAGATAAAACTAAACCAGTTATACCAAGGTACATAGGTGAGTGTTTTTTAAAGATAGCAAATCATCTATCATTTAAACCAAACTTTGTAAACTACATGTTCAAGGAGGACATGATCTCCGATGGAATCGAAAATTGCGTTCAGTACATACATAATTTTAATCCTGAGAAATCCCGTAATCCTTTTGCATACTTTACGCAGATTATACATTATGCATTTCTCCGCAGAATACAAAGAGAGAAACGTCAGTTAGAAATTAAAAATAAAATTATTGAGAAGTCAGGTTATTCAGAAGTATTTGATGATAATAATCAGATTGACGGAACAACTCATTCGGACTATAATCAAATTAAAGATAACGTACATTCTAAGTTACGTAACTAATGAAAGTTGCTATCATAACTGATCAGCATTTTGGTGCTAGAAAAAATTCTAAATTATTTCATGATTATTTTCTCAAGTTCTATGATGATGTTTTCTTTCCTACCTTAGAAAAGGAAAAAATTACAACCGTTATTGATATGGGTGATACCTTTGATAGTCGCAAGGGTATTGATTTTAGTGCGTTGACGTGGGCAAAGAATCATTATTTTGATCGTCTTCGTGATATGGGAATAGAAGTTCATACGATAGTTGGTAATCATACAGCATATTATAAAAATACAAATGATATAAATGCAATAGATCTTTTGTTACGTGAGTATAATAATGTAAAAGTATATTCAGAAACTAAACCTATAACTTTAGGTGACTTAAGTGTTCTTCTTGTTCCTTGGATTAATCAAGAGAATAAAGATATGACTTTGGCAATGATTAATAAATCAAAGTCTCCTGTATGCATGGGACATTTAGAATTGCAAGGATTTAAGGTCAATGAATATGTTGTGATGGATCATGGTTTTGATATAAAACCTTTTGAAAAGTTTACTAAAGTTTTTTCGGGTCATTTTCATACCAGATCTACACAAGATAATATTTCATATCTTGGAAATCCTTATGAAATTTATTGGAATGATTGTGAAGATACAAGAGGGTTTCATTTATTTGATACAGAAACATTAGAAACTACTCCTGTCAATAATCCTTATCGTCTTTTTTATAAGTTGTATTATAATGATAATGATTACCAACTTTTTAACGCAAGTGAGTTAGAAAATAAAATAGTAAAGTTAATTGTTAGACAGAAAACAGATACTAAAAAATTTGAGAAATTTATTGATAAATTATATGCATCTAATGTTGCAGAATTAAAAATTGTTGAGAATTTTGAGTTTAATGGTTGGTATGATAAAGATAGTGGAGACTATGAATCTGAAGATACTATGTCCATCTTAAATAGGTATATTGAAGAAGCGGAAATTAATTTAGATAAATCAGTTATTCAAAAAATGATGAATGAGGCTTACCAGGAAGCATGTGAGATGCTATAATGTTTATACTCACTCTTGCTGGTAAAGAACGTGAAGGAGCTTATTCCGTTGAGGATGATCATGGAGATCAAATTCTTTATTTATTTGAAGAAGAGGATGATGCAGAAAGATATGTTATGATGTTAGAAGAACAAGACTACCCTGAAATGAATATTTTGGAAGTAGAGGATCGATTAATGATTAAAACCTGTGAAACTCATGGGTATAATTATACAATCATTACCTCTGATGACATTGTAATTCCTCCTATTATTGGTCATGATATTATTTGAAAATATTCGTTGGAAGAATTTTCTTTCTACGGGAAATCAATATACTGAAATAAATTTTACTAAGAACGAAACTACTTTAATAGTAGGAACAAATGGTGCTGGAAAAAGTACAGTTCTGGATGCATTGACGTTTACTTTATTTAATAAACCTTTTCGTAAGATTAGTAAGGGTCAGTTAGTTAATACAGTAAATGAAAAAGATTGTAAGGTTGAGGTTGAATTAACTGTTGGTACAACAGAATGGAAAGTAGTAAGAGGTATTAAACCAAATATTTTTGAGATTTATAAGGATGGAAAGTGTTTAGATCAATTTTCTAATGTAAATGATCAACAAAAATGGTTAGAACAAAATGTTCTTAAAATGAATTATAAATCTTTTACTCAGATTGTTATTCTTGGTTCAAGTGCATTTGTTCCATTCATGCAATTGACTGCATCAAATCGTAGAGAGGTTATTGAAGATCTTTTAGATATTAAGATTTTTTCTTCTATGAATAATATTTTTAAAGAAAAGATTCGTTTTATTAAAGAGGAAGTAAATGTTCTTAGTCTTAAGAAAGAATCTTTAAATGATAAAGTAAACATGCAAGAAGAGTTTATTGCAGAGATAGAAAATAGAAGTAAAGAAAATATAGAGAAAAATAAAAAGAAAATGAGATCGATAGGTGATGAGATTTGTGTATTAATGTTACAGAATGAACATACGGATGATCAGGTATTTGGGCTTACTGAAGAACAAGAGAAAGTAACAGGTGCTACAGAAAAGTTACGTGAGTTGGGAAATCTTAAAGGAAAAATATCTAATAAAGTAGCAACGATTACTAAGGAGCATAAGTTCTTTACAAAGAATACAGTTTGTCCTACATGCACCCAAGCCATCAACGAAGACTTCAGAATAAATAAAATTAACGATGCTCAAACTAAAGCAAAGGAGTTGCAATCTGGTTATCAAGAACTAGAGGAGGCAATTAAAAACGAGGAAGAGCGAGAGCATCACTTTACAAAACTATCTAAGGAGATTACTTCACTAACGCATGGCATTTCTAAAAACAATACTAAGATCGCTGGATATCAACGACAGCAGCAAGATCTGGAATCGGAAATACAAAAACTTACCGATCAACTTGCAAACAGAAATACTGAGCATGAGAAGTTAACAACCTTTAAGGACAAACTATCAACCACATACGACGAACTATCTTCTAGGAAGGATACCATACGTTACTACGATTTTTCGTATGGTTTACTTAGAGACGGTGGAGTTAAGTCAAAGATCATCAAAAAGTATTTGCCTTTGATTAATCAACAGGTAAATCGATATCTTCAGATGATGGACTTCTATATTAATTTTACTCTTGATGAGGAGTTTAATGAAACCGTTCAGTCTCCTATCCATGAGGATTTTTCTTATGCTTCTTTTTCGGAGGGTGAGAAAATGAGAATAGATCTAGCACTCTTGTTTACTTGGAGAGAGGTTGCTAGAATGAAGAATAGTGTCAATACAAATCTCCTTATAATGGATGAAGTATTTGATAGTTCATTAGATGGATTTGGAACAGAGGAGTTTCTCAAAATTATTAAGTATGTTATCACAGATGCAAATGTATTTGTTATTTCTCATAAACAAGGAATGGATGATAGATTTAATAATGTATTGAGATTTGAAAAAGTGAAAGGATTTAGTAGGATGATTGATTAATGCCCACCTTTACGCATACGCCCACTGGAAATAAAGTATTCTTTGCACATATTCCTAGAACTGCTGGAAGATATGTAGAAGCAAATTTTCTATGGAGAAATGATTTTACATGGGATGAACTTCCTCTTGATACTGGAAATGGAGTTATGACAACTTTACATGGAGCTGAAATTGCACATTGGCATAATGAAATATATGAAGAACATTTAGATGTAAAAGATATACCTAACTTTTCGATTATTAGAAATCCATTTGATAGATTTATTTCTGGATCAGTTTATCTTAAAAGAATATATGGAAATGATTCTCAAGAGTTATTTGAAGATGAGAATTTA